AGCAACGAAGGTAGGAGTGTTACTATCAGGATCAACGCCATCCTCATTTTTGTACCCAGAGTATTGTCCAAAGATCGTATCCTCCTTTAAACGAGTAGCAGCAAGAACTTTAGTTTTTTCTCTTCTGATTTCTCTAGCATCCATTCTACATGGTGCTTCCATTGCAATCAATGCAAATACTTGCAAAATATGATTCTGCAACATATCTCGCACTGCTCCAGCAGTATCATAATATTGAGATCTGCCATCACAACTAATAGTTTCAGTTGCAAAAATTTGAACCTCTTCTACATAATTGCGGTTCCAGAGTGGTTCCAAAAATATATTGCTAAAGCGAGTGGCAAGAATGTTATTAACAGTATCTTTACCGAGATAATGGTCAATGCGATATACTTGTTTTTCGCGTAGATGTCTAGCCACCACAGATTGTAGATTATCAGCAGATTGATAATCGTACCCAAAGGGTTTTTCGATAACCAAGCGGGAATAATCTGGGTCATCGAGTTTCCCAGCTTTCTTAAGATTGATAATTGCATTTGCATACCTCTCTGGAGGGACAGATAAGAAATAAGTATTATCTTGTAGATAATCTGGCAAATGACGAAGAGTTTCTACATTATCCAAATCAGCAGAGACATAATCTAGATGATGTAAAAATTCATCAGGATAATGCCCTAAAGATTCTTTCCACTGCTGTGCTGTTGGTTCTCTTCTAGCACAACCAGTAATCAAGAAATTGTCTGGAAGAAGGTTTTTCTTCCATAATTCATAAAGTGCTGGTATTAGTTTCCTTTTACATAAATCTCCAGTAGCACCGAAGATTACGATACCACTAGTGCGCGGTTCCATTTCCATCGTAGTCATCCGAGTCGTAGTAGTCATTCTCACCCTTTATCATCCCAAATGCAAGCGTAGTGCATACAAAGGGTATTGCTATCCACAGCAGAAAGTTACCTAAATTCATCGATATTGACCTGGAACATATCCAGGGTTTCGACTCATAAATTCATCCAACAGTACTCCATATTCTTTGAATCTTTTGTCTCCAGCAATGAATTGTCGTTGTCTCATCCACACTGCATCAATAAGCAGTTCTATTTCGCTTTTGTTAAATTCTCTCATGATACGTCTTTTGGTTTGTTTGACTTATGTATAGAGATTTTACTCTCTCTTAGCAATTATATACCCTAATAATACACCACTCAACCAAGCAACATAAAGATATAAGATATCGGAGACAAATTTTATAAATTCATTCAACTCCATCTTCAAACTCCTCATAGAGAGGGCATGGTTCTTCAAATAATAGTGCAAGTCTAAGTTCTTTAATTCTCTCTAGTAAATCTTGATAGTCTTCCTCGGTCATTTCTCCTTAAATAACTCTTCTATTTGTTTACGAGCATTATTCATTTTTTGTTTCTCGCGTTCAGAATGTCTATATCCAAACTTTCCATGAACAATAAAATGACCCTGAATAATCATGGTTATACCAAAAAGGAATAGTGTTATGACACCAATCCACTCTACAAAGTTAACTTTAACCATGGTAAAAGAGGAGGAATTACTCCGATGAGTCGGAGGAGACCTTCAGCAAATAAAGCGAGAACAACCCAACCGACACACATGCTAATAACACTTGCATTTCTATTGTGTCTCCTAATAGCAGCATCAATCATCTCCTGACACTCTTCACGAGTGACATAATGTACTGGTTTTATTTCATCCATTCTGTGACTCATTCAATTTACCCATCATATTGTCTAGGGGATCTGGTGATCCATTCACAATTGCACATGCTCTTTTATAAAAGAAATTTTCTGTATTCCCTGATTCCTCGAAGGTCTCTTTGACTTTCACCCAATTGTTGTAGGTGTGTTCGTCCATTTGTTTTTAGTTTGAAATACTTACTAGCTATAATAGTCAGTACTTCAAAAGTGTCAATTCTGTTATGATTTCCTAAAACAGTTTAAAAAAGTATAAAGGAAAGTGAGGGATTCGAACCCTCGGAGACTATTAATCTCTTCAGTTTTCAAGACTGATGCAATCGACCGCTCTGCCAACTTTCCGAAAAAATTTAATATTCAAGTTTTCGTCTAAACTGCTGGAAGTCATTTTCTTCCATGAAGTTAATATTAATCAGTACTCTATTTTTATTTTTTGCTGGCGAAAATCCAACATGAGGAAGTCTTCCATCGAACACAAGTAGTCTATTTTCTACTGGTTCAATCTCCTTCAAAAGAGTAGTTCCGTCCCTATCAAAAATAGTAGTACAACCATCACTATCGTTCATGTAAAATATACATGTAATGTGTTTGATTGGTTCACCAAAATATTCCAAATCAGTATGAATGGAATGCATATGCTTCTCTGGATTATATACCGTCATATCAGCTCTGGCACGAACCAAACGATAAGATCCATTGTAGATTTCTTCTACTTTAGTTTTAGCAGCATAAAGTATTGATCTCGATAAAATTCCAACATAGGAAGGATTATGTTGTAAATTTTCAGAATCAAACAATCCAATGTTAAATCCAAAACTACCTAGTTCGGGTTGATCTTGAGAATCTCTCTCATGATAGTTTACAGTTATATTGTCTTGGTAGTTCCATTCACAAAATGGACTAAAATAATACTCTTGAATATCTTTTAAGACATACTTAGGTAAAAGGTTGTCAAAGATTTCAATCATTATTCTTATTCTAGTGCTATAATTATAACAGTAGTATTTACTAGATGTCAATAATCCCATCCAAAGAAAGAAAAGAATTTGAAAGACTTCTCAAAGAATTGGGATATGTCGATCAATCTCCAGTGCTTGCGTCTGAAGAAAAAACTGAGCAAGTTAACTTCAACTGCACTGATGGTGCAATGGCTATCTATACTTTTATAGGTCTATATGAAAACAAAAAAAGTTATCTATGGGAAGAATTTTTAGATAACTACGAAGACAGTAACTTAAAAAAGATCATGTCCGATCTTGCAAAAAGAATTAGGTTTGAAGAAAAAACTAGAATTGCAGAAGTTGGTTACCGTGCTAAGTATACCAAAAATCCAGATCAATTTTCTTTAGATGAAAGAAAACGTATACTTCTACATTTCATTAGAATGACTCATGAAAATCTAAGTAGAGGTATGTTAAACACACATCCTCAACCAGGAATGATTCTGGTAGCAAGACCCGTTGGACCTAAAATTGATCAAGGGTTCACTGAGTCATCTTTAACTATCGGATCAAGGCAAAGATCCATAGTTGCCAAAAAACTTGGTTTTGGGGATTTGAAGGAAGATGGATTTCAATATGCAAGATATGACGAAGATTGTATTCTCAGATCTATCTGATTTCAAAATTTAATTTACGAACCTTCCGCTTTCTTCTCGCTTCCTGATATTCTAAGTCTGCTGGAGAAAGAAATGTATTGCCGAAATTAGGTTTGATGTTGTTTAACATCACAACCTGATCTAAATCTACTGCAGAAATCTTATCTCCACGAATAGTAGTCATGTTCGTGCAACCGCATGTAACGGTTTTTGTTGGATGCCCCTCCAACTCCATACCACAGGAGCGGCATCGTACCCTAATGTTGTCCATTTTATGACGAAGTTTACGTCTTCAGTGTTTCATTATTTATATGCAAGATGACGGGATCGAACCGCCGACCGCCTCGGTGTAAACGAGATGCTCTACCGCTGAGCTAATCTTGCTTATCTTTACATTCTAGCATATACTCTACAGTATTGGCAACATCCTCCATTGCATCGCGCAGCATTGGTTGTTGTCCAGAGTGGCATTCGGTTTTAGTAGTTCCATTTCTCCACTCTTCACAGAGTGTCCAACGCCACTGCCCCATGCTCTTAGAATACCAAAGATTAATCTTCATCAGGTAACCGTGATTCCAATATATCTAGTCTACCTTGCAATCTAGCATTTTCACGAGTTAACTGCATATGCTCATTTTCCATGTCTTCCAGACGATACTGGAGTCGTTCTACCAACTCATAAAGATTGGCACAATTTGCTACATTTTTTTCACCCCTGTCAGTTTCAAAGAACCAATCTAAAAATTTTTTTGTTCGTTTCTTCATAGAAAAAAAGGGATCCGAAGATCCCCCAGTATACAATAATCAGTTAATAGTGTCAACAGCAGCAAGCGCCTTCTGTCGAAGACTTTCTGGGAGAGGTACATATCCAAGAGAGTCTGATTTTGCTTGTGCTTCTTCACTCAACATATAACGAAGAGTTTCCTTGACTCCAGTTTTGGATTCAGGATAGGCAAGGATCCAAGTCAGGGACACAATGGGATAAGCATTGGCACCTGCAGGATTAGGATCTGCCCCACGAAGTTTATCATCTAATATGATTTGTGCAAGCCCTGCAGCAGAAGTATCGGCATTTGCCTTCACAAAGTTACCTGCCTTATTCTGAATAGCAGCCTGTTGGAACTGACCACCAGTTACATAACCATAGTTCAGATATCCAATAGAACCATCAAGGTTCTTGATTTGAGCGGCAACACCAGAGTTACCCTTGCCTCCCATACCAACAGGCCACATAACTGCCTTACCAGTTCCTACCTTTTCTTTCCACTCAGAAGAGAAGGCAGACAG